TTTGAGCCTTGACTGAATTGCTTTGTCAAAATCTTCCTGTGTCTCAATTATTTTGAAATCGCTCATTGTGTGAAATCCTCCTCTTTTACCGTTGAGTAACGTGATTTTTTTGTATTAAAAAAGGACTTTTTAAAGTTCTTTTTAATAGCTGATAGATTGTCTAGGTCGTTCTTCTTTGGTTGTGGCGCACAGCCAATAAGCTAAGATCATGCTGTCCATTATTGAAATATCATAAGTATCAACAAGAGAGCTATATCCAAAGCCTCCCTGAGAGCCAATAAGTCTTTTTTTGCAATTCGTCACAACATCCTTAAGGCTCTCCTGTCCCATGTGGACAATATCTTTAGAAAAAACCGCTTGCTCAAACATAGCATTTGCTGAAATCACTTCTCCGACTTTTGGAAGAATCGGCGGCTTTTTGATACCGTGTTCCTTCATCTGATCAGCAAGAAGCTTCTGACCACTTGCTCCGTCAATCGCTATTTTTGAAATCTTTGGATTATATAGATATTCAAAAATCCATCCGTTTCCGGCTCTTATTGACTCACAAGCTATTGATTCAACAAATATATGGCCATCCTTAGTTTTTGAAGCAATGCTCATTGCTACATTAACACCATCTTTTCCATATTTGATTCCGATATAACGCTTCTCTTTAAGCTCAGGGAACTTTGACAGCTTAAGCTCATTCCAATCTCCCTCAGAGAATTCTGACTTTTGATTAAACGTACACCAAAAGCCAAGCCTCTGGATGTTGAAGTCAAGAACAAACTCATCTGTATCTCCTGAGATCTCATTTCGAATATTTCTTTCCTTCAGGAGCCTTCCAAATGAAGGATTGTAGCGCTTCCAGAGCTTTGGATCATTAAGCTCATCGATTCCGATCATCTCCGGAGTAGACCATTCAGCCCATCCAGTATCAGAAGCCTTTTTATTAAGAACTGCATTTCTTATTCTTACAAATACATCTCCGCCTGATGTGACAGTCGGTGGAGTTCCGACCATGATAGTCTGTGGATTCTTGCTTGCTGATACTGTATATAGAAGAGCTGACTCTTGCTTTGATGTATATTCTTGAGCTTCATCAATTACAAGAAGGTCAAAGCCTTCTCCAAGGCCTCCGTTGTTGGTCCTTGTCCTAAAATCAATGACACCGCCTCCGGAGATCTCTATGTGCTCAAGTCCATACTGCTTTGAAGCATAAAAGCTCCGCTCAGGCATTTTCTTCTTTTTTTTCGAATGTTCCTGATATCCGGCTTTTTGAAGTAATGCATAAAGCCTATTAAAAGCATCATGAGATGTCGTTGTTCGGTGTGCTGTGTGGCAGATTTTTTCTTTTAAAACAATAAGACCATACATCTCTCTGGAAGCAAGGACTTCTCCTTTTCCGTTTCGCCTCGACAAGCCGATGCAATAATTCATGTGCTTCCATTGACCTTTGTTGTCAAGAGCCAATATTGCACGAAGCTGTCTCTGCTGCCAGATCATAAGTTTCTGACCTGTGAACGAATAAAGTTTTACCGCCTTTGCGCCAAGTGATTTTGTTTTTTTTGTGAGCACTACGTTGGTATAAGAGGGATTCTGATTATCGTCCCTCATCTTACCTCCTTAGCGCTCTTTGCCTCTCTTTTATTTTTTCGACTTCCTTAAGAACTTCAGCCGGATTTTTATTCCGTGTAATAATTCCAGCGCTCCGCCTTGAATAGCCTGTTTCTTTTTGAAAGTCAGATATCACTTCATCACGAAGGAGCTGCGCCGCTTGTTCGATGCGCTCCGCCGCTGATATAGTGCTTTTTTGTCCGATGGTTTTCCTTCTGTCAATCTCTTCAGGTGAGCTTTCCCATTGTCTTTTGCTCCAAACATTTTGAGACTTTTTTCCTGTTTGATAGGTGACTGTGCATCTGCAATACTGATGCCGCCTATATATATCATCAGGAGCCGAGCCATATTCATAAGTCCCGGCAAGAGAATCACACCACGGACAGCAATTTGCCTCCGCAATCCTTGTTATGGTTGCCTTAAGTCCCGCCTCAGTTCTGAACTTTGCATTTGAATCAATAAAGTCATCAAAAAAAGCCTCAGAGTTGTTGATAATGGGCTCTCCTAGCCATATAAGAGCATCTTCAAGAGATATTCCTTCAGTTGTCATTTTATCAATAAGTCCCTTGATCCTACTTTCTGGAAATTCCGCTTTGACGCTCTTAAGTCCGATGCCAAGCCCCGAATCAATAATGCTCTGAATCTGCTCAGCCGCTTCATTTGTTAGTTCATAATTATTCCGAAGCGCCGGAGTGACTGTTCTTTTGGCTATGTTGTAATATAGCCGCCCATCCGGAAGATTTTCTTCATTCAGATTGCTTATCAAAGCTTTGGAGAGACTTTCTCCAAGCCTCTCCGCATAATCATGGCCATCAACAAATGTCGCTGTCCCATCTCTTATCCTTTTGCTTATCTGAGCAATCCGTCTGTCCCTCATCATGTTCGATTGAAAAGATGTCTGTATCTTTTCATTAAGAACCGGAACAACATCAGCTGCCATAATTCACCGCCTTCCCTCGCCATTTTAAGGCATGATAAAAGAGAGCTGGCGGACAACTCTCTCAGCGTTTGCAACCACTGTCATGCCACGAAAAAGAGCTATGCTCTTATCGCCATTTTTCTGAAAAAGAATCAACAAAAGCTTTCATTGCAATAGCAGCTTCTGTCTTTTCATTTTTTACAATTGAGTCTTCAGGAATTCCTTCCCATATGTCCGCATCGACTTGATAAAAGATTTGACCATCCTTTTCCGATGCGTTTCTTATTTTTGCCGGGATAAGAACTGCATCCCCTGTGCTGAATTTAGTTTCCATAAGCCTCCTATTCATCAAGTTTTATCTTAAATTCATCAAGATCAAAAGAGCTCTCCTCTTTTTGAATCTCCGGCTCATCCTGACCTATGATATGCATGATAGTCTGATAAGCTTTTAAAGCTGAGGCTCCCTGTCTCGGATCACTTGCTATTGCAATCATTGATTTTGTCATTCGAGCGCCAAGAGTCATCTTTTCGCCGTTTTTGCTTGTTACTTCCTCATCAAGCATATCAAGAAGGATCTTTCTCATATCGGCTTTTGCTCGTCTTGCTTTGCCTGATGCGATTCCTCCCTTTTGACCATTTCTCACCGCATCCTCACCGCTTCGGAACCGAGTGGCTTCTCCTTTTTTGAGGTTTTCATCGTTCATGAATCCACCTCGCTTCCTTCAATGTCCTGAATAAGCTCTTTATATGGAATCCTTTGTCCATCTCTGATGAGGAATATGTCTTCATCGGTCCCTTTTAAATTTATGTATCGCTTAAGAATAACATCAACATATCTAGGATCAAGCTCACACATAAAGCATTTTCTATTTGTCTGTTCGCAAGCAATAAGTGTTGAACCACTTCCTCCGAATGTATCAAGAACAATGTCATTCTCTTTTGAAAAATCTCTTAATACCTCTCCCAGCATCTTTACTGGTTTTTGAGTTGGATGAACTCTGTCCTCATGTTCATCCTCTCTAATCATTCCATTCCATAATTGATGATATATTCTGACCGGAGTATGAAATGAGCACCAAGCCATTTCGCCATCAGCAAAATTATTGCTATTCATATCAATTCGCTTATCCCAGATAATCCAACCATCTGAAAAAGGCAAAAATTTTGTAAAATAATTTCCTCCCCATAGAATTATTTTGTTGCAAAATTCTTTTAAAATATAAAAGGCAGCTTCGGCCGTGTCAGTTGTATCATCTGCAATGATCTTTGAATATTTACGATTTTTTGCCAAATTTTCAGCGCCAACTTTTCCGTTGTCATTTACAATATTTATTCCATAAGGCGGATCAGTAAAAATAAGATCAGCTTTATTGCCATCAAGAAGAAGCTCAATAACAGCTTTGTCGGTGGAATCTCCGCATATAATTCTATGTACCCCCCCTATTTCAAAAATGTCGCCAAGCCTTGATATAGCTTGCTCTGGGAGTTTTGGCGGCTCATCTTCCTCAATATTATTTCCCGAAGCTTTGTCTTCAGGAAGTCCCCAGTCAATATCAAATCCGGAGAAATCAAGTTCCGGAATATCCTCAAGAAGCAGATCATAATCCCACTCAGACTCATTAAGCTTGTTATCAAGAAGCCTCAATTTGTCTGCTTGCTCCTTAGTAAGATTTTTTGCAACAACTGCATCAATCTCATTCATCTCAAGCCTCTTTGCTGCCATAAATCTGCAATGACCGATAATGAGCACATTATCTGAATCAACGACAACAGGCTGAACAAATCCAAATTGCCTGATTGATTCCATCACATTTTCAATTTGCTTCTTATCATGCTTTTTTGCATTTCTTTCGTAAGGGATTATGTCTTTTATATTAAGCTTAACAATATCCATTAAAATCTCCGGTCTTAAATTCCTGTCATCTCAAGGATCTTGTCTTCTGTAAGATAATCAGGATAAGATGTATTAATTTTCTGTATAGCATCACCTATACCGCCAAGCATCGAAACATCAGCCTGAAAAGGTGGAAGCCATATCGGTGTTGTTATCGTGATCTGCTGCCTTGTGTAAGCATAATCATCTCTTATGCAAGCAGCCAAATATCCGGCATTAAGTATTCCGACATTGAATGATTTATGAGCAGCCTTTGCTGTGAGTCTCAAATTTTCATGGCTTGCCTTGATTGCATCATAGCTTGAAGGATTGCTCTGAGGGAATCCCAGATCATCAAGTGTAAGCCCGACCTCTCCGGCAAATAAAGCAGCGAACATCTTAAGCTGGTCAACATGAGGAGTCATGCTCTGCTGAGCAAATTGCCCGAGCTTAACATGATCTTGACCATCCTCATTGAGCGTGAATCTCATCATGGCTGACATTGCAGCGGACCATTTATTTAAGGCTTCAGCTTCAGGATCAACTCCAGTCATCCATTTCTGAGGAAAAGAAAAGAACTCCGCCGATATCTCTGATCTCTTAATTGTTCGAAGCGCTGAGCCAACTAATGACATACAAGCTCTGGAAATTCTTGAATGACCAAAAGGCCTCTTTGCATCCGGCTTAAAAATTAGCGGAACAAGCATCGGCTCTTTTACTTTGTAAATTCTTGAATCAACAAGTTTTCCATTTTCATAAAAATAAGTTCCTTCGTGCGTGAAATATGCTTCTTTAACTGGCTGAAAACCTTTATTTCTTTCAAGAACAGCATATCCTTCATTAAGGAGCCCAGTTGTCGGATTAATAATTCCGGTTGCATCATCAGCATTGATGATCTGCAATCTTGGAAATCCTGACTCATCTTCTGAAACGTAAATAAAAGAACAAGCACTGATAAGAGCTCCAAGGATTCCTGATGGAAATAGGACATCCTTGTTATTCGCTGCATAAATAGATTCAAGGTCAAAAGCGTCATTTCTAAAGCCATAAAAATCAAGTCTATCAGCCAGCGCATCAACTCCCTTAGCACACCAACCAACGCAGCTATTCCAGAACTTTAATTCCGGCGGAGATGAGATCCCAAAGTCAAATGTTGAGTTCTTCATCTCATAATAGAGATATCTGGTCCCTATTCTTATTCTTTTTTTAGTTAGTAAGTTCTTCAGGAACTCAATTCCAACATATTCCATAGGATCACCTTTTTAATTGATAAATTTATCACAGCCCCCGCCGATTTTCAGCGAGATATATGTCTA